ACTGAAGGCCGCAGCACCGCCCTCGATAGCCCCGTTAATCCGTTCCTCCGCATCGTCCGAACAATGATAAAAGATCGGCACACCCGAACCATCACTCCCACCAGGCACCGTCACATCGGCAGTGTCGTTCTCAGAATCAACCGACGTGATGATGCCCTTGATGTAGATGTGCTTTTGGATGTCTTCCCAATCTGGGTGTGGATAATAGGGCATTTTAACCTAGTTTAACTGGTTGTAAGTGCAATACTGTAAGTTATAGCGAGCTCATCGTCAGCGATTACCGACCGTGAAGCACTGAATTTCTTAGCGCTCATCAGAACACCAGCAGTTGACGTTGTATCACTGTCATTCGTAAGGAACGCTCCATAAATCGGGTCAATCGTGGTCGCAATCGTGAACTCAGCCTTTGCCGCAGCGTTCGTGCTGACCGCAGTTGCAGTCGATGCCACTGTGTATGACGGGTACGCGGTAACATTATCGAAGTCCGTTGTCCCCTGGCAGGCATCCAAAGTCCCGGCTGCACCCAGAGCGGTTGACGCTACATACGCCGCAGACGGCGTGACGTTGGCCGCGAAAATGCCCACATACCAAATTGCTGAAGCTGCCTTTGCTGTCGTAAACCACATGACATTGTTCAGGTACGCCATGCCTTCTGTGGTAAATGTATTCGGGGTTTCAGGGTATCCACCCGAAATCAAGACGCCATTCCGGTACTGGTCACACTGGTAAATCCCTTGAAGCATAGCCCCACTTTCGGTTTGGTGCTTCAGCGCGTACCTCGCGTCATCGCTCGCCATAATCGGTTCAATGATATTCTTCACTGGTATTGCTATTCTATTATCCATTTTAATCTCCTAAATGACCGCGCCATTACGAATCACGGTTACAGTAGCTTCATCGCTCATCCCAACAGAATCATCGTCGGGTCCTTTATAAAAACTGGTAAGGTATTGAAAATCGCCATTCTTCTGACGGTACAGGCTCGCGCCTTCCTTACCAGGGGAAAACTTAACTTTCCCCTGCGACAGGCTGAACAGCCTGCCCACGGGGTTCCCGGCCACAATCCCTTCCTCTGACACCCACACGGGTACAGACTCATGCTTCTTCTCAGGGGGTGAGATGGTGTCACCAAGCTCGATAATGTTGTTGCAGTAGGCCAGGGTGCCCGGTATGGCGCCTGCGCCCACGTCAAGGTTCTGCATTTCTTCCGGTTTGGTGCCTAATAAGCAATGGGTCCTATCTAGACAGCCGATAAACAGCCCGGTTTTGGTCTTGGCAATCATGGTGATATCGGTTGCGAACTCAAAGAAAGCGGTGCCTTTCTTCCACCAGGCCCACTTGAATGGCTCAGAATAAAAGACTTTGTTCTCAACAGATCCCCACATGCGCCCGAATGCGTGAGTCAAGTGCTGGGCATAGGGTGGCGGGTAACAAAACATGGATGGTAAAGGTTCGACTGAGGTGGTGTTGACAACTGTATCGGCCTTGCCCACTCGGAAAAAGATATCCCCGTTCGGGTCCGTACACCAGACCACATCATCGGTTCCACGGTTTGATACGGAGATTCCAGCTTCTGCTGATAGCGTAATCTTGGTGATTGGTCCATTTCCAGAAATCTCATCGTCACTCTCCGTTGTCAGACAAACGTGATAGGTCCCGGCGTCCAGGTTCCCGTTGGTGCTACTCAGCATGGGGCCGTTGGGAAGGTTGATTCCCCATTCCGATATTGTCCCATTAATGGGGTTAAATACCCCATTGTAGGATTTTGAAGATAGATAGACTAAATCCCCCACTTCCGCGTAATAGAGGGTATCGTTTCCCACGATACCCCTAGATGTGGATGTTTCTCCCTCTATTTGATACAGGGAACCACCAGACACACACAGCATACAGGTATCACCCGACCACAGGGAATGGGGTTCCGTAAGTGCTACCACCTGGGTGTAACCGTCCCGTTTTACGAGTTTTCCGCTTTTGGTGACGTCTGAATTTAGAATTATTTTGGGCTGGGCTACGCCCTTTTTAACGAACAGCTCACCAGCATCCTCAATATTAGACATTCCGGTGAAGCTATCTATTTTGATTTCTTTATTTCCCATCAATCGCAAACCCCAAGGTCAACCGCGGACCCTTCGCCGTAATACTGCGGAATGGCATCAATACCGATCCAATCCATAAGGTCCGTCATGGCGTCATAAAACCGTGCCGAATGGTATTTGAACCCTGTGGCTTGGCTGTTATCTCCGTCCTCGACATAGGCCCCAAAGACCTCCTTTGCGACATAATGATCAATCAACCGCTGGGCTAAATGATCCGGAAGACCGTCAAGCAAATCGGAGTCATCAGCCATATCTACGGGAGCCCTGTAAAAGTGGACTGTCAGCTCCTTGCTGGAACCGGGTATGCCCTGGTAATATAGTCTGGACCCTTTCACGCACACCCGGTCAACCGATCCGGCTTGTGTCAGGTCCTTCTGTGTGGCTTGTCTCAGGAAGAGGGCGAAGCTGTAATAATCACCGCCCCGGGGCGGATACAGTTCGTTCCCAGTGGAATCAGATACCATGAACACATGGCGTTGATAATCGGCAGGCAGGGCCACATACGGGTTGGTTATGGACGTGTCTACCGTGTCCATATCGTACAGATCCGGTAATGGCGGGGATATCTGCCCGTCAGGCATACGGATTCCACCAGCGATGGATGCCATGGCGGAATTAATCCGCGCAACAATCCCTGAATAGAAGGAAGAATCCTGGATAATCCCCTGGTCCCCAGGTGAAACACCACATAACGAAACCTTTAGAGTGCTGAGTGCAACCGTCATCACATCCCCCTGTCTGAAAGTGGCCCCCATGGTGAGAAACCATGGGGGGTTAAAGGTTAAAAATCAGGGGGTAAAGCTAGATTTCAGACGCATCCTGAGTTTGCGCAGCGGATTCATCATATTCGATGGTAATCCCAACGACGGTGTTTTTGGTTTCAAGTGCAGAAATAACAATCTTCAACATTTGATAAGCTGCCGTATCGCTATCAGGATCAAACACAAGGTCCTTATCATCGGTATCGGCGGTTCCTTCAATGATTACACCCGCAGTGACTACCGTAGTAGTTGCGAGATTAACGGATGTGCTATCTCTCTGGATATCTACGGTATCACCAACTGCGACGACGGTATCGAAGACAGCCTTCATGGACTTGACAATACCCCGGCAAGGGACCGGGAAATAAAAAGTCTCTGCACCAAGGGCTTCTACCCCGGAAGTAATTAAAAAATTTAGATTCTTCATGTTAAAATCCTCCTGTTAAGATCGGCTGAATTTTCAGCCGACCAGATTGTTTACGTTGTGGGCGTAACAGCAATACCAGTACCAGCCAAAGTAGTCGAACCAACGACCCAAGTACCCGCAGTGTCACCAGCGTCAAGCTCCGCGATACCGACCATGACGGGGTTAATGAAAATCACGTCTTGTGTGGCAGACACGGTAATGTCAAACGCTTCTGTGATTGTGGTGGCATGGTTCACGCTGAAATTGTAGAACTTACAATCTTCAAAGATGGTGAACTTGGTAGCGGTGTTATCGATCTGGACCAACTGATAACCTGCTGTATCAGCCGCAGAAATAAACCAGCAACCTTTGAATATATTCCTCAAAGATGCCCCGGTAATCTCCATAATGAAGTTTGCCGCGCTTCTGAGAATGGTTTCACCCCCGATGTAACAATCTTCAAAGGTGTTTTCCTCTGCTCCTGAAAGCTGAAGAACCCTTGAGCCAGTTTCACCGGCAGGCGTAGCGTGACCAGGGCCAAAGAAATGAACGCCCTGGAAATAATTACGAGACCCGCTCACCACAACATTACCCAAAGCCGTGACATCATCTCCGTAATTGCCAATCCGGAAGTTTTTGAACATGCAGCCACTAGCCGATACGGTCAGAAGACTTGCAAGATCACCAGTGTTTCCGATCCTTGCACGGCAGTTGTAACCAGGCGCAGCTAATCC